CTTGTGGGTCAGATGCTTCTTTCATTTTATTTAAACGTTGTGTTTTTGCTTTAGATGATTCTTTACGTGATTCAATATAATCTAAAGCACGTTTCAATCTTGCTTTTACTTCAGGATCTTTTGCTTTACCATAAGCAGCTCTTACTCGTTGGTGAATTAAGTTAATTACTTGAGATTGACGAGCATGAGATTTAGCTTTAAAAGATATTTTATTTAAAGTATCAACAATGTCTTCTTTAGTTTTAAACTTAATGCGGACAGTGTCTTTTGGATCCTCGTCTGTGTATAGTCTACGACCTGAACCTTCTGGTTTTTTGCCTGTTCCTTTTTTAGGATCATCTTCTTTAATAACAGGAGATACAATATCCCATACTTGTTCTTTTTCTTCAATATCTGGGATAAGATGGAAGAATTGTTCTTTGTTATTGTCTTTAATTGCTTTACGAGCAGCAGTACCACTAACACCGCCTGAGGTTTGGATAACTCGTAATTCTAGATTAGGATATTTATCTATTGTTCTTGTTCTAGAAGCAATATCAGCAAAATCTTCAGGATTATTTTCACGTGCACCTATAATCCAAAGTACTTCCTCTTCAGGATGTTCTTTAGCATAACGTAAAATATCACCAATAGGTGCTTTTGAAGGTTCAATACGGGTTTTTAATGGAAGATATTTTTTATATAATTCCCAAACCTGGATAGATTCACCTTGGCCAATACCATCGCGCTCACCACCACCCACATAGATGATAATATCATCAATTTCGGGATTTTGTTCTGCTGCTTTTTCAACAACAGCAAAATGACCTTTTGTGGGAGGTTTAAAGCCACCACCATAAATGGCAGTTACTTTCTTTTTCTCCGCTTCCAAAAGATCTTCAAGTAAGACTTTGGTAAGAAAGTTCATTATTGCTTAAGTTTTTGGATTTTTTCTTTAGCAACTGCTTTTTTCTCTTCAATATCTTTTTTAGCGGCACGGAAAGCTTCCATAGCATCTTCCATTTCCTTAAGAGTATCTTGGAATGCTTTCATAGCTTCAGTTCCAGCTCTATTAGCATCAGACTTTTGTTTATAAACACCTAAAATGTTTTTAACATCTAATCCACCTTTGATTTGAAGTGCAAATTCAGGAAGAGTTAATTCGTAAACTACATCTTCCATTTCTGAATCTTTGGTTGGTTTTTCAACTATAAAGAATTTACCAATCTCGTCTACAGGAATGCCTTCTGCTTCAACAACAGGAGTCATTTCTTTAACGGGTTTTTCTTTTTTTTCTACTTCGTTTAATAAGTCGGTTAATTTCATGATTGTATAAAGTTAGTGATTTTTGTTTGTGATTGTTCTATTGTATTAAATTCTGGTTGGTTAGCTATTGATTTTTTAATGTCTGAGTATAGTTGTTTTGCTTCTGCTTCAGACTTTGCTAATTCTTCAGGTGTTTTTTCTTTACCTACTTGTCCTAAAGGTTCAATGTAGGTTTTGTAAATATATTCTTCATCAAAACCTTTTTGAGCATCTTCAGGATCTAGATTCAATAGAACAAAATTATCTCCAAATGCTTGTTTATATACGTCTATATTTTTATTAACGTCGCGCCATGAGCGAAGCACAATACTCGGCAACAATGACCTGTCTCGCTGTTTATTACGATCTAGTGAGGTAATAGGCGATACATAAGTCATTATCATGAATGTATCGTAACCTAAAGCTTCTAATTCTTGTTTTTTCTTTAACAATGTTTTAGAAGAACCACCTACACTATCAATTAAAATATTTTTTAAACCAGATGTAGTTTCTTTATATTTTGCATCTGTAGCTTTTCTAGCTTGTCCCATCAACTCACCTGCTTTTTTTAATTCATCAGGTGACATTTTAGCTAACTTCATTCCAATACCAGAGGCCTTTAGTAAGGCCTCATAAGTATCATCTACATTAATAGTGTTAAAGTTTGATGGAACTAATTTTTTAGATATAAATGACTTACCAGATCCAGCAGGACCAGCCATAAAGATTGCTTTTGGCTTTTGTTCTATTTCTTTCAAGAGAGATATCAGTCCAATCATGGAGTAAGTTTGTCATAAATATAATAAAAATAAGTTAGGATTCCAAATCTCGCTTTACAGACGTTTTGAATTCTGTAAATACAGGTGCTTCGTTTGGGTTTTCTAAATCAAATAAACGTTTTACTGTTTTAAAAATTTCGATGTTTTCCTCTTGTGTACGAGATGGTAAAATCATTTCCCATCCTTTACCTTGCATTTTATCTTTAGCGCCTTTACGTTTAGAAGATTTCAACCATAAAATACCAGTCTTATCAGGTTTAACACCAAAACATTCTTCATAACAATGAGCATAAACAGCAGCTTGTAATTCGTATGTTGTCTGGATATGGTTTGATGTTTTATGATCAATAATCCATAAATCATTATCAATTTTACAAACTAAATCTGTTGTACCTGCTACTTTAAGTTCATCAGAATAAAGATGAATTTCTTGATCAATTAATTCAGGTTTATATGTTTCCCAAAAATCAACAAAACGTAAAAACATTTGCCAAATAGTTGGGTCATACTGTGGGTTACCATACTGATTTAGAAAGTTCATTTCTTTGCCTTCTAAATACTCTTCAATCATTTCATGTACCTTAGTTCCATCTTCAGCTGCTTTACGAACAATATAATCTGCTGAGCGACCCATGTTTTTAAGCCATTCTTCAAAATGTTTACCTTTAGGATAAGAACCTAAAACGTGGGTAATGGATGGATAATATTCTCCATTTCGTCTATAGTATCTTGAATCTGGAAGGGTGATTTGTTTAGCATCTTCTGAAATTTCTAGAATCCGATTGTTAACATGTTTAATGTTTCTTTTTTTCATAGGAAAAGTTTTTTCTCAAGTAAACCCGAGAAGGTTAAAGGGTAAGTTTCTTGTATAAGATTAGTGAAGCCAGCGAACCCCATTTCGCTTGGATCTTTATCTCTCATGTCTACTAAATATACTTCTTTACCTTCATTCATAAGTTTTTCACAAAAGTCCAACGCCTGTTTTTGGGCATCACGGTCAAGAGCAATGTATATTTTTTCGACAGAAGACATAACGATCTTCTTCATTAAGTTTGATTGTATATTTTTACCTAAAAGTGGTATAACGTTTCGTTTAATAGCAATAGCATCAAAGGGACCCTCACACAATATCAAAGGTAAATCCCAATTAATAAACAATTCAAATGGGATAATATCACGAGATACTGTTGGGTTTCTATATTTTACAGATGGTTCTTTTTCAAACGATCTTCCTGTAAAGTAGTTTATATTTCCTTTAGCATCAAAAGAAGGAATAATAACCATATTAGCATAACGACCTGTTTCACAATATCCAATACCATATTTAAGTATATCTTCTTCTGTAATGCCACGAGATTTTAAATATGCTAAAGCGTGTCTTCCAATAATATTTGATTTCTGGATGTTGGTTAAGGGTTGAAATTCTTTAGGTAATTTAAGTTTTTCTTCAACTTTAACATCTGTTTCAGGTCCAGTATATTTTACAATAGCTTTTAATTCAGCCATTATTTCAGGTGAAACTTCTACTGCTTTAAATAATTGATATAATTTTTTACCTTTTTTATCACAAACCCAACAATGCCAAGCGTTTTCGCCTTTAGTATTTTCGGTCATGTTGATCTCTAGTTTTGGCTTTGCATGGTGGCACAGCGGACAGTGGTAAGCATAGTTACCTCTTGCTGTTGCCTTACCTGTACCAAGTACAGAGTTAGCCAGTGATACTAGAGATTGATTTATCATAACGACAATATATTAATCCTCTTTTGGAGAACCAAAGTCACGTGAGAAAAATTTTCCCAAAATGTTGTCGTTGAAATAAAGTTCGGGATGTTCTAAAACACCCATCATAAAAAGATATTTACACTCGTAATAAGTTAACAATTTTTTATTGTCAACTACTTGTAGAATTTCTCGTTTTAATTCGTCTTGCTTACCAGATTTGATTAGCTCTTGAATTGGTTTAGCAGAACCGAAATATGTTTTCCAATCGCTTTCTTTTTGAACAACTTGAGTTGTTGGTTTGCTCTCTCCTCTCCTTCTCTCT